CATTACACAGTTTACATACGCAGAGTGATAGTATACATCATAAGATGTACGCAGAGGACTAATCGGTGTCCTGTTTACACCTCTGGGCAGTTTTATCTTGGTTCGTGGATGAGGCGTCTGGGGCAGCTGACTTGAATAAGGACAAACAGGAAACCTTTTTGCATTTCTAAAAAGCGAAGGGGCGTTTGCCGATGGGGGCGACAGCTGTCTCTCACACAGCACACAGACTTTTTGCGACTTATAAACTAGGAGACAGCTCTAATCTAT